AGGTCATCGGCCAGCACACGCGCGACGCCGAGCACGAGACGGGCCGCGCGCTGGTGCAGCAGACCTACCGGCTGACGCTCGACGCTTTCCCGCCGGCCTTCCGGCTCGAGCACCCGCCGATCATCGCCGTCGAGCACATCAAGTTCTACGACGCCGCCGGCGTGCGCCAGATCCTGCATCCCGACGACTACCTGGTCGACAACGAAAGCGAGCCGGGCTACATCGTGCCGGCGCCGGGCCGGGCCTGGCCAGCGACGCAGGCGCGCATCAGCGCGGTCGAGGTGCAGTACTCGTGCGGCTACGGCGTCGACGACAGCACCGTGCCGGACGAGATCAAGGGCTACATCTTGGGCAAGGTCGCCGAGCACTTCGCGCCGGCCGGCACGCCCAAGAGTGAATTCCTGGGCGGCCTGCTCGATCGCGCGCGGGTGTACCTGTGATGAACGACCGAATCACCCTGCAGCAGCGCGGCGCCGGCAAGGACGCGCTGGGCCAGCCGATCGAGAGCTGGCCCGATATCGCCACCGTGTGGGCCGACGTTCTGTTCCAGTCGGGCGCCGAGGTGATGCGCGCCGGCGCCGACACGGCGATCGTCAAGTGCTCGATCCGGATCCGCGCGCGGGCCGACGTCGACACCGGCGCGCGGGTGCTGTTCAAGGCGAAGGTCTACGACGTCAAGTCGGCACTGCCAGACAGTCGAGATTCGGCGTTCATGTTCCTGGTCTGCGAGTCGACGTCATGATCCGCTTCGACACATCGCAGCTGATGGCCGCCGTGCAGCAGACCGTCGATCAGGTCGCCAGCGCGATCGACGAGGACGGGCTGCGCGCGGTCGGGTTCTCCGGCGCCGAGCCATTCCGTGACGAAGCGAAGCGCAACGCCCGTGCACGGGCCAAGACCTACACGATCCACGACAACATCATCGTCAAGCGGCTCGAGGAAGAATCGGACGGCGCGCGGCGTCAGGTCTACCTGGTCACGGTGCGCGCCGGTACGTACGGCGGGACCGATGCCTTCTACTGGCGCTTCGTCGAGCGCGGCCACAAGTTCGTGCCGCGCAACAAGAAGGTCAGCAAGAAGACCGGCAAGACGACGGGATGGGAAGCGCACCGCCGCGCTGCCGAGCTCGAGTACGGCACCGCCAGCGCGCCGGCGTACCCGTTCATGCGCCCGGCGTACGAGAGCAAAAAGCAGGTTGCCGTCGATGCCATGACGAGCACCTTGACCCAGCAACTTGCGAGGAACCGCACATGATCATGACACCCGAAGAACACGTACACGGCGCGCTGAGCCACCTGGCCGGCGGCCGGATCTTCCCCGACCTGGCCGAGGTCGACACGCCGACTCCGTACATCACCTACCAAGTGGTGGGCGGGGAGCCAATGAACTTCCTCACGGGCGACCGTCCGGACAAGCAGCGCGTGCGCATCCAGGTCAACGTCTGGGCCACGCGCCGCATCGAAGCATCCGAGATCGGCATGCTGGTCGAAGACACGCTGCGCTCCGCCAGTGCGCTGCAGGTCGAAGTGGCGACCGGGCGCGTGGCGACCTACGACGAAGGAACAGACCGCCGCGGCGTCATGCAGGACTTCATGCTGTTTTGCTGACCCGTACCAGCTTTACCCACAAGCCGCCCCGCGAAAGCCGGGCGGTTTTTTTATGCCCGGCTTCCGGGCTTTACCCCTGAAAGGCCGATATGCAATTGCCAAATAACATCGCGTTCGCTCTGGCGTCCGCATTCTCCGCCGCCGTTCTCATCAGCGCAGCGAGCAACGCTTCGGAGGCCGTGTTCACGGCCACCAACACCTTCGCCGCCGGCGACTTTGTCGAGTACACCGGCGGCTGGGGCAAGGCCAATGGCCGCGTGTTCCGCCTGAAGGCGGCCACCGCTACCACGTTCACGGCCGAGGGCCTGGACACCACCGACACCAGCCTGTTCCCGGCCGGCGCCGGTACCGGCAGCGTCCGCAAGATCACCACCTGGGTGCCGATTGTCGGCGTGACCGGTGCCGAGATCTCGGGTGGCGATGGCAAGAACGTCGAAGTGCCGCTGCTGGATACCGACGCGCCGGTGATGCTGCCTGACGGCTTCACCGCCACCACCGTCACGCTGACGACTGCTGACGACAAGTCGCTGCCACACCACGCCGCGCTGAAGAAGGTCTCGGACAGCGTCACGCTGACCTGCCTGCGCGGCCTGCTCCCGGGCGGTGGCGTGCTGCTGTACGCCGGCTACTGCTCGTTCAACGAGTCGCCGAGCCTGTCCAAGGGCAGCGTCATGGCGGTGAAGTCGATGTTCTCGCTGCAGAACAAGGTCGTGCGCTACTGATCCGTGTTGCCAGCTGGCGCCGAATGATCGGCGCTGGCCTTTTCCAGCCCGCGGGGTAGCGCCTCGCGGGTCTTTTTTTTTACCTCCCCCTGAAAGAAAAACATCATGGCAAAAGCAAAACTCTCCCTGGCTATCGCCGCCACCTTCAAAGCAATCGTGTCGATCCCGGTCCCTGGTGGCAAGGCTGCCGACGTCGAGTTCATCTTCAAGCACCGCACTCGCGACGACTTCAAGGAATTCGTCGATGGCTTGCATGGCGCCGAAGACGTCGACGCGCTGATGGACATCGCCAGCGGCTGGGACCTGGATGAACCGTTCGGCAAGGAGTCGATCGAGAAGCTGGTCCAGCGTTACATGGGCTCGGCCCAGGCGGTGCTCGACGTGTACATCCGCGAGCTGACGGGCGCACGCGCAAAAAACTGATCGACGTTGCCGCTGCCATCTACGAGGCCGGGCCTACCGACGACGAGCTGGCGATCGCGGGCCTGACCCGGGACGAGGTGGCAACGTCGGTCGAGATCTGGCCTGACAACTATCAGGCCTACTTGCTGTTCTGCACGATGGACACACAGTGGCGAATCGGCATGTCCGGGCCCACGGGCCTGGACTATGCCGCGCTGCCGATGGCGCTGCGCATGATCGCCGCGCCGCGCGCCGAGTGGCAACAGCTGATGGCCGATGTTCGCGTCATGGAGTCAGCAGCGCTTCAGGCCATGCGCAAAGAGTAACCCCAAAAGCAAAAGCCCCTGGCGCGCAAACGTCAGGGGCTTTTTGTTTCGTCCGTACCGACATACGAAAGAACTTGGATGAAGTATACCCCGAAAAATCAGTTGAAAGTGGACGGAAAAATGAGCGAACAAGGTGCGGACGTGGCCGGCAAGCGACTGGCTACTGCGGCAACGATTGCCGCAATCGGCTTCTCGATCGGCTCAGCGTGCGCAGGCATGGCTCTGCTGATCAAGCTGTTCGTATAGTCGCCGGCGCCAGGGTGGCGCAGGGTTGAGTTGAAGAATTACATGCTGCCATCGGGCGGCTTTTTTATGGGCGGGACATGAGCGATATCGTCAACAACGCAACAATCATGATCACCGCCGACGCGAGCGGTGTCGAGGCAGGACTGCGCAAGGTCGATGATGCAACGGCCAAGACGGGCCGGAACCTCGACAACCTCGAGTCCAGCGCGAAGAAGACGACGGCCGCCCTGGAGGGCGTCGCCAGCACGCCGGGCATGGAGACGGCGGGCGATGGCGCCGGCGTGGCAGCTGGTCGCATGGACCGCGCCACCAAGAACATGGCCGACTCGATCCAGCGCACGCTTGCCACGATGAATGCCGGCGCCAAAGGATCGGCGCAGTATTACGAGGCGCTGGCGAACTCGCGCGGCCTGAACGTCAACGCCCTGCGTCCATACCTGGACCAGCTGGACGAGATGACGAAGAAGAGCGCGCTCGCGGCCGATGCCCAGCGCAAGCTCGACGATTCGACCCGGTTCCTCGATAGCCTGCGTTCGCGCACCGAGGGCATCGGCAAGTCCGCATCCCAGCTGGCCGCACTGCGCGCCGAGCAGCTGGGCGTCAGCGACGCCGCAGCTGAAATGATCCAGAAGCTGCGCGAGCAAGAAGAGGCTGGCGAATCGTCGTTCGGCAGTCTGGCCGATTTGGCAGAGGGCGCCAAGGTCGCTTTTCTGGCTGTTGCTGCAGCCGTTGCGGCCGCCGCCGCCGCCGGCGCCGTGATGGTCGGTGATGCTCTGAACGACCTGGCGGATCTCGATGGCATGGCCCAAAAAACCGGCTCATCGGTCGAAAGCCTTTCCAAGATCCAGAAGCTTGCCGTAGTGTTTGGCGAAGATATGGGCGGCGTCGACGCTGCGATCGTAAAGCTTTCGCGCGGCATGGCGGGCCTGGACGACGACAGCAACAAAGTCCAGAAAGCACTCAAGACGCTGGGCGTCTCTTCGCGAGACGCGGCAGATAATTTGCGCGATCCGTCCGTTGTCCTGGTTGAGGCCTCCAAAAGCCTCCAGAACTACCGCGACGACGCAGGCAAAACGGCCCTGATGAACAACCTGGTCGGCAAGTCCGGGGCCGATCTCCTCCCATTCTTGAACGACCTGGCAGAAAACTATGGCGGGGTCGCGGGCACCTCGGGCGAGGCCGCAGCCGCAGCCGCCGCTTTCCAGGATCAAATAGGTTTCCTGAAAATCGAGGTGAAAGGCCTCGCCACGTCAGCTGCCGTTGCGTTGGCGCCAGCGCTGAGAGACTTGGCCGGCGCCTTCTCAGACGTCTACAAGCAGCAGACTTCGATTAAAAAAGGTGAGTGGTCGTCCTGGGCTGACGATCTCGGGCTTGGCTTTGCGAAGGCATCAGATGCCGTCGCGAACTTCGCGCGGTATTCCAATGTGGCCTGGGACGCGTTCAAGGCAGTGCGCTCTGGTTTTATGTTGGTGGATGCTGTCGGGAAGTTCGACTCGCTGACGGCTGGATATGAGGCCCTTAACGGCGGCGACGGGTTCAAGAGCATCAAGGAAGCTTTCGGCAACTTGAAGCAAACTGTGGCCGACGGATGGAAAAGCGTCGAAGAAGTCAATAGCGCGCCTTCCGAACAGTTCGAAAAAGCCTACCGTGCACGCCTGGCCAGCCGGATTGCGCCGGTCGTCACGCCAAATGCGGGAGAAGGCGACAAGCCGAAACCATCCCTGCCGCGTGAGGTTGATGAGGCGGCGGCGAAAAAGGCGGCTCAGGAAGCCGCGAAGGCGGTGAAGGAATACGAGGCACTGGTCGACCGCATCAACGGCAAAAGCGTCGGCATCGATGCGGACTTCTACAGCAATCTGAACAAGCTGTACAGCGGCTACCAGGCTGGCAAGCAGTCGTTGCAGGAATACGTCGACACGGTTGAAACATACATCGGCCAGCAGCAGTTCGTGAAGCAAGCCGAAGACGAGCGCCTGAAGTCGCTTGAAAAATATCAGAAGGCTTATGACGCTGCGAGCAATGGCGCGGATAAGGCGGCCAAGGAGCTGCAGGCGCAGCGCGATGAAAACGACCAGATCGGCGCGGCGAAAGATGCGCTCGGCGAGCTGAACGCGACCCGCATTGAGGGCGTAGCCCTGCGCGTTGAAGAGCAAATCTGGGTGGCTGAGGGCCTCGACATCACTGGGCAACTGGCGGAGGAATACCGCAAGGAAGCAGCGGCACTGCGCGAGCGAGCGCAAGCCGTACGTGAAGGAGCTACGAAGCAGGTAAATTTTGACGCAGCCAAGAAGGCCGGCGAGGAACTCGACAAGCTGCTCGACCCGACGAAGGCACAGACCTTCGGCGAGGCGCTCAAGGGTGCGTTTGGCGCGGCCGGCGATTCGATGACGCAACTGGTCACGGCGCTGGATGCTTACGGCATTCGCCAGGCAGAGGTTGACGATGCGCGCAAGAACGCTGCCATCAAGTACGCGACCGATTCCAAGGGTCTGGCCAATGCTACCGCAGCCATCAATTCGAAAGAATTGAAGTCGCGCTTGAGTGGCTACGGCGACATGGCCGCGGCGGCCAAGGGCTTCTTCGCCGAGGGCAGCAAGGGCTATGCCGTTCTGTCGGGCGCGGAGAAGGCCTACCGCGCGGCCGAGCTGGCGCTGGCGCTGCAAGCGATGGCGAAGAAGATCTTCTTCAAGCAGGGCGAGGTGGCCGCAAACACGGCGCTGAATGCGACGAAGCTTACCGGCGAGGCCGCGGCGAGTGCGGCATCGACCGGCTTGGCTGCGACTGAGGCCAGCGCCTGGGGCGTGACGGCCGTGGTCAAGGCCATCGCGTCGCTGCCGTTCCCGTTCAACCTGGCGGCCGGCGCCGCGACGCTGGCGGCGGTGGTGGCCATCGGCGCGAAGATGATGGGCGGTATCGGCGGCGGCAGCGTCAGCCTGTCGGAGCAGCGGCAGAAAGCTCAGGGCACTGGAACGGTTCTCGGTTCCGACGAAAAATCGGACTCGATCGCCAAATCGCTCGACCTGATCGAGAGCGCAACGTCAAAGGATCTGAACATCAGCACCGGGATGCTGGCTTCGCTGCGCAACATCGAGGCCAATATCGGTCAGTTTGCGTCGTTCCTCGTTCAGTCCACTGGGGTGTCCGGTGAATTCGGCAGTAAGTTCGCCACGAAGGATGGCAATTTTTTCAGCAAGATCGGCAGTAGCATCTTCGGTGGCAAGAAGACCGTCGAAGACACTGGCTTTATGCTGAAGCCGGCCAGCTTTTCGTCGATCCTTAACGGCGGTACGAATGCCTCGCAGTATGCCGACGTCAAGAAAAGCGGCGGGTGGTTCAGCAGCAGCAAGACGAGCACCCAGGTCGAAGGCTTGGGCGCCGAGGGTAACCGACAGATCACCAGCGTACTCAGCTCGCTGTACGGCTCCGTGGTCGAGGCTGGCAAGCTACTCGGTGTCGGCGGCGATGACTTCACCAGCCGCCTGAGTGGCTTCGTGGTTGACATCGGCAAGGTCAGCCTCAAGGATCTCAGCGGCAAAGAAATCGAAGAGCAGCTGTCGGCCGTCTTCTCCAAGGTTGGCGACCAACTGGCGAACTTCAGCATCGCCGGCATCACCCAGTTCCAGAAGATCGGGGAGGGCGCGCTCGAGACCCTGACACGTGTGGCCGCAAACTATGCCAGCCTGGATGCTGTCCTGGCCAGCGTGGGCAAAACGTTCGGCGCAACTGGCGTGGCCAGTCTCGGCGCGCGCGAGGACCTGCTGACACTGGCGGGCGGGATCGATGAGCTGGCCAGCCAGACGGCCAGCTTTGCCGAGAACTTCCTGTCCGAGTCCGAGCGCCTGGCACCGGTGCAGAAGTACGTCACCGACCAGCTGGCATCGATGGGCCTGTCGGCGCTGCGCTCGCGTGATTCGTTCAAGCAATACGTCTTGGGCCTCGACCTCACGAACGTGGCCCAGCGCGAGCAGTACGTCGCGCTGATGGACCTGCAGGAAGCGTACGCCAAGCTGTATCCGGAGATCGAGGATGCGACGAAGACCCTGGCCGATGCGCGATCGGAACTGACCGATGCATATAACGCCGAGAACGATGCGATCAGTTCAACGATCGACCGCATGGGCTCGTTCGCCGCAAGCCTGAAAAGCCTGCGCGAGAACGCGCTGCTGGGCGGCCTGTCGCCGCTGTCGCCGCAGGAGAAATATGCGGAGGCGAAGGCGCAGTACGAGACGGTCCTGGCGGCGGCGCGCAGTGGTGATGAGTCGGCGCAGTCGAACTATTCGGCCGCGTTCAACTCGTTCCTCACGGCGTCGCGCGCGGTGTTCGCCAGCAGTGGCCAGTACCAGGCCGACTTCGCGTATGCGCAAGCATCCACGGCAGAGGCGGAGCGCTGGGCGGGTGCGCAGGTCGACGTCGGCAAGGCGCAGCTGGACGCGTTGAAGCTGTCGGTGAGCGGCCTGATCACGATCGACAAGTCGGTGCTGTCGGTGCGCGATGCGATCCTGCAGGTGCGCCAGCTCATGGGTACGACGGCCCCGCTGACACCGGGCGCCATGGCAGCGCCGCAGATCAACATGCCGACGCCGGTCATGTATGCCTCATACGGGGCAGACAACACCGTCGCCCTGGTGGCCGAACTCAAGTCGGTGCGCCAGGAGCTGGCCAGCCTGCGGGCAGAGCAAGCCGTGCAGACCGGGCATTTGATCCAGGCGAACGCCAAGGCGGCCAGCGATTCTGCTGACCAGATCTCCGGCGCCACCACGACGGCAGTTAAAGCCGTCGCCAACAGCGAACAGAGGGTTCCATTCGAATGACAGATGCAGCGTTCTTGGCCTGGCTGAAAAGCTCGGCCGCCTATCGTGTCGTCCTCATCGAGGCGGCCGTGCAGATCGGTGGCGTGGAGTCCGTCGTGTACCTGGCGACGAAACCATTCACCACCGGGCCCGGCGACGCGCCGGCGAACACCACGTACCTGCCCATCGCCACTGTCGGTAGGCTGTTCACTGAGCGGCTGCTGCTGGACGGCGAGGGCGGGCTATCGGCAGGCGAACTCGAACTCGAGAACGTCGGCGGCGCGCGCGATGCCTGGGTCGGGCCTGGGTACATCTGGAACAATCGGGCGATCAAGGCGTACATCGGCGATGTGCGCTGGGGGCGCGCGGACTTCCGGATGATCTTCAACGGCATCGTGGCCGACATCGCGCCGCGCGGCCGCCA